GATCACTAATTTCATAAAGATTTTCGTAGCCAAAAACAGGCTTCCATATTTCCATACTGTACCTCTAGTTAAGTTAAATAGGAGTATAGCATAATGCACACGCCCATTCTTGGTTCAGCCTATGTTGCGCGTAGCATCAACGCTGCGGCCAATCGGTGCGTCAATCTGTTTCCAGAAGCCATTCCCGCAGGCGGGTTAGAGGCTGGGTTTTTAAATCGTGCGCCGGGGCTGGAGTTCCTTCAGACTGTAGGCACCGGCCCCATCCGGGCGCTGTGGGCGCACCAGACCAACGGCAGCGACTTTTATGTCGTGTCAGGCCAAGAAGTCTACAAGCTGACCGGCCTGACGGCTACGCCTACTTTGCTTGGCACGGTGTCGGGCACAGGCCCGGTATCTATTGCGGACAACGGCACTCAGATATTCTTTGCCTGCAACCCTGACGGCTACATCTACAACGAGGTCACAAACGTATTTGTGCAGATCACTGACCCAGACTTTCCTGGTGCGGTGACGGTGGCTTACCTTGATGGCTACTTTGTTTTCAACCAGCCCAACAGTCAGCTTCTTTGGATTTCAGATGTGTTGGATGGAACTTCAATTCCGGGCGATTTCAAAGCCTCTGAAGGTTCACCAGACGGTGTAGTTGGGGTTATTGCTGACCACCGTCAACTGTGGGTGTTTGGTACTGATTCGGTTGAGGTTTGGTACAACGCAGGATCTGAAAATTTCCCTTTAGAGCGCATCCAAGGGGCCTTCAACGAGATTGGCTGCGTGTCTGCATACTCCATAGCCAAACTAGACAACGGCCTGTTCTGGCTAGGTACAGACGCCCGTGGGCAGGGTATTGTCTATCGCGCCAACGGCTACACCGGCACTCGGGTTTCTACTCATGCCATTGAGTACGCCATTGCCCAATACGGCAACATCTCGGACGCTATTGCGTACACATACCAGCAAGAAGGCCATGCTTTCTATGTGCTGACATTCCCGTCTGGTAACGCCACTTGGGTCTACGATGTGTCTACCCAAGCCTGGCACGAACGTGCTGGATTTGATGCAGGTCAGTTTATGCGGCACCGCAGCAACTGCCAATGCAACTTTGGTGGCAACATCGTTGTTGGCGACTTTGAAAACGGCAACCTTTACAGGTTTGATCTAGATGTTTACGCTGACAACGGCGGCATTCAAAAATGGCTACGCTCGTGGAGAGCGTTACCTCCAGGTCAAAACAACTTCAAGCGCACGGCACACCATACGCTGCAACTCAACGCTGAGACTGGTGTTGGGTTGAATACCGGCCAAGGCTCTGACCCGCAAGTTATGCTGCGCTGGAGCGACGACGGCGGTCACACTTGGTCAAACGAGCATTGGGCCAGCATGGGCCAGATTGGTGAGTACGGCTACCGCACGTTCTGGCGTCGGCTGGGCATGACGCTCAAACTGCGTGACCGGGTGTATGAGGTCAGCGGCACTGACCCGGTAAAAATCGCCATCACGGGCGCTGAGTTGGTGCTGAGTCCAACAAAGTCTTGACATGGCAAACATCACCCAGATCCCCGCACCTCGCGTTCCACTGCTGAACGCGCAGACTGGTGCTGTGTCTATGGAGTGGTTTCTTTGGTTTACCAACGTCTACACCATTACAGGCGGTGGTCTAGCAATCACGCCAGTCATCAACGGCGGCACAGGACTAGGCACAATTCCTACTAACGGCCAACTGTTGATTGGCAATGGCACGGGCTACGCATTAGGGACGCTGACAGCCAGCACAGGCATTACCGTGACCAACGGGCTAGGCACAATTACAGTGACCAACAGCCTGCCCGACTTGACAGTGGTGCTGACGGGCGCAGGCACGACGGTAGTGACTGGGACATACCCCAACTTCACAATCACCAGCAACGATGCGTTTGTAGGCACGGTGACTAGCGTTGGCGGTACAGGTACGGTCAACGGCATTACGCTGACAGGCACGGTAACTACGTCAGGTAATTTGACGCTTGGCGGTACGCTGAGTGGGGTAAGCCTGACCACTCAGGTCAGTGGAACTTTGCCAATAGCTAACGGCGGTACGGGAACAACGGCTACGACTTTTGTTGATCTTACAACCAACGTATCTGGTATCCTCCCTGTAGCCAATGGGGGGAATGGATTGGGCGCAGCGTACACAGTAGCAACCCTGCCAGCAGCCGGTACACAAGGCCGCAGATCGTGGGTGACAAATGCCCTAGCGCCTACATTCTTAGCTGCCCCTGTTGGTGGCGGTGCGGTGGTTTGCCCGGTGTTTGACAATGGCACGGCCTGGGTGGTTGGGTAACAAGGAGAACGATTATGGCTTGGTATGATGAACTTGTAGACGAACTTTTTGGCAGCGGTGGCGGCGGTGAATTAGACGCTGCAATGATGGACGCTGGATCAACGCCCGTGTCGTACAACCCAGCCGATTACGGCGCTTTAGATAACGCAATGATGGCGGCAGGGTCAACGCCAGTATCTTATGGTGGTTCTTCTGACACGCCGTTCTACCTGCGCCCCGGCTTTTTGCAAGGTGCTGGTTCGGCTATTGGTGGTCTATCGCAAGCCTACGCAGGCCAACGAGCCGCAGGCACTCAATCAGATGCTGCTAACCGCGCTTTGGCACTGCAAGAACGCATCTACAACTCAATGGCAGCGCGTAACCAAGGTGCTGAGAAGGGCGGGAACCTAGCGCGTGATCGGTATCTAGAGTTGGTTGGGCTGGGGCCAAACACCAATGCAATGGGCTATGGTTCTGCTGTTCAGCCATTTGACATGAGCAAATTCCAAGCTGACCCTGGCGCAGCATTTAGATTGCAAAAAGGCTTGGACGCACTTAAACGCAGAGAATCCGTTGGGGGAAACTTATTCTCTAGTCAAGCACTAAGAAATGCACAGGAATATGGTCAGGAAATGGCCTCTCAAGAATACGCTAACGCCTACAACCGCTATCGTCAAAACCGCGCTGATCAGTTGGGGCCGCTTAGTGATTTGATGACAGGCGGCACTAACGCTACCAACGCCACCAACACGGCAATGGGCAACTACGGCACAAACGCAGCCAACTTGATGGGCCAAGCTGGGCAGGCTACTGGTGCGGGTCAATTGGGAATTGGTAACACGGTTAACAATTTGGCTGGTTCTCTTGCTAACCAATACAACACCAACCAGATGATGGACATTTTGCGCGAAACTCGGCGCTCTGCTTATTCTTAGGATCAATCATGGCACTCAATGAAATGATAGCGCAAGGAGCGCAATTTAAGATGCCCGACCCGCTGGAGCAGTACGGCAGAATCGCGCAGATACAGCAGGCACAAAACCAGAATGCGTTGGCTCAGTACCAGATAAATTCTGCTAAACGCGCGGATGAAACCAACACAAACTTTTTAAGTTCGTTACGCGCTGCTGGCGACGACCCCGCTAAAGTTAGGCAGGCGTTGATGATGGCAGGCAAAGTCAAAGAAGCTGGAGAATTTGACGTAAGCGCGTTGACGCGACAAAAAACGCAAAACGAAATACGGAAACAACAGCGGGAAAACGTAGACCGCATGAAATTGGACTTAAGCAAAAATCCCTCAAATGAAAACATAACGGCGTATATGCAAGACATAGACGCCGACCCTACATTTTCACCCTCAGCTAAAGCAATTGCCAAACGTGGGCTTAATGAAATGCTAGGCATGACTGTTGACCAAAGAAAACAATCACTTTTAACATCGGGAATGTCGGGATCGGAAATGGCTACGGCAGACATAGCCCAAAAGAGACTTGTTGCGCCTGATCCATTCCAAATTGAACGCGCTGATGGCAGTAAGATTTTTGTAGACAAAAACCCAAACAGTCCTACTTTTAAACAAGAAATCCTGCCTTCTCAAGCTGCGGGAATGACGCCATATCAAACACAAACACTGGGTATTTCTCGGCAACAGTTGGGTGTTTCTCAAGGCAATCTTAAAGTGGCGCAAGATCGTTTAGCTAAAGAAGGCACAAACCTTGACCCGGCTGAAAACGCTGCAATTAGTAAAGCAATTATTGAAGGCCGCTTAGACCCCAATCGCGTCAATGGCCGCAACGCCAAGATTTTGGCAACAACTTTGTTGGCTAATCCAGACGCTAACGTGTTAGAGCTAGG